TGATTTGCAAAAATCTTGCGGCTCGCCTTGGCGAAAACGGTTCCGCACAAAGAAGGAGTTCTTCACCCGCTCACCTGAGTGGGATCCATTTGTTGTTCTTGAGAACTTCAATGCTTCCTTGGATTCTGAGTCAACAGCTTTTTATTCCTTTTGGCTTGATAAATTAAAAGATGAAATTCGACCGTGTCAAAAAGTCGATGCTAACAAAATCCGCACTTTTAATTGTGCTCCTGTTGAGGTGGTCTGTTCGATGAATCGCCTCTGCCTTGAGATGAATCAATTCATGTACCTTGATGGTGCTAAATTGAACAATTGGTCTACGGTTGGTATGACGAAATATCTCGGCAATTGGGATCACATGATTCGCAAGCATCAGCGCATTGGCAAGAAACATTCATATTCCTCTGATGGAGGTGCGTGGGATTCACGCATGATGGCGTTGTTGTTGTGGATTTGTTGCATTTTGCGTCAGCGTTGGTCCGCCCTTAGTTCTTCGGGTCAATTTCGCTTGCGCATGCTTTATCGACTGATGATTTATCGTTTGGTGCATGGTGAATGGGGTGACCTTCTTTGGTTCTTTATAGGTAACCCCTCTGGTTCTTCTAACACCATAACAGACAATACCATCGGCCATTCTTTTCTTTGGAATCTTGCTTGGTGCATTTTGCTGGAGTTGGAAAACGATAGACGAGAGGATGCCGGTTTGGACCTTCTTCCAACCACTCAGTCTTTCCAGGATAAGCATTTTTGTCTTTCCCTTTGTGGTGATGACTCGCTTATTACTATTGATGACGAAATCATTTCCTGGTTTAACTCACCAGCAGTTATGCGCTTAATGGCCTCTTGGGGCACGATTCAAGAGTTTGAGCAGCTCGAGCCTCGCCCTGTCGAGGAGTGCGTTTATGTGTCGAACACTTCTGAGCTTTTCTCTGGACTTTACCTTCCTTGTCCAAACTTTGATCGCGTTGTAGGGGGTGCTGTTGAAGCTGCAAAACAACACCAGGCATCTGTCGATGGTGGCGTGGTTGACGTTGATCCCCGATGGACTTTGTTGCGCCTTTACGCCATTCGGATTGAGTCTTGGGGCAGTTCGCGATGCCGCGATTTCTTCTCCCGCCTCATTACGGCTTGGCGCGCACGCTACCGTGACTTGTTTACTTCTACTCCATCTGAGCGTGAGATTCATGCAGGGGTTACCTGGGGCGATGTTGCCTCGGTTTGGAAAACTGATCTAGAGCTACGTTGGTTGTATACTGGCTTCGAAACGGGTGCTGCAGATAAAGAGAACTTCCCTTTTATTTTCGAAGCGATGGAGAAATCCAGTGCACGAAATGCTCTCAGTTCCGCAATTTTGCGGATTCGTCAAGAGTTTGACCCCACTCTTGGCTACCCTGGCGAGGGACCCCCGAAAGGAGGGGTGAATACGCGTCAGACGCTCTCTGTACGGGAGCGCCGTGCGCTCGAGCGGTTGGAAGCTCGGGTGCACGATCAACTTGCGTGGTGGCAGCAGTTTGTTAAACTCAATCCAAAGCTTGCTGCAAATCGTTTTGGAGAG